CAACAGGAATACCATCAAAAGAAAGTGTTCCAGCAATCATTTGCAATCTTTCAACATAACGCTTATCAGTACTAGACATTTTAGTCAATAGTAAGCTAGTTACATCACTAGGGTGCATCAAGATAGCTGTTGCCATGTCTTGGTTTGCAATCTCGATTTGATTAGATGCTACTTGAAGAACATCAACTTCGTTTGCGTTGTCAACAGTTGCAGCAAAAACGCCAGCAGCGAAAACAGGAGAAACGGTAGCGATACCATTCAAGTTAGGTGAAACACCATCACCATCATAAACCCCACTCTCTAAAGCTTTGTTTAATTCAGTTGTTAACTTGTTGTTAATTAATGTTTGAATTTGCTCAACATCGTCTAACATTTCATCAGTTACAGTAATGAAAGCTGTGATTTTCTCAACTTTTTGAGAACCTAAGATAATCTCAAAGTCAAATTGATTCTTAATAAGACCTTCACCAGTCGATGCCGCCCCACCTTCTTCATTTGCTACGTACATCCATTCCTTCAAGTTAGAACCAATTGAACCGATAGTAACTAAATCCATCAATTTAATTGTTCTTGACTTGATGTCACCGATAACAGGGTTTCTGTCAGCTTGTGGAATTTGTCCAGTAGTGTTACCAGCTAAAGACATATCACCTACAGCCTTCAATGTCATTTTAACATTATCAGCACTGTTAGTAGAACCTTTCAACTTTTTTAACGCTTCTTTGTTATCAGCTAACAACTTGTTCAAAGGAACCTGTTTGATACTGTCAGACTTTGCAATCTTCTTTAAATAAGAACCTTGTTCTTTAAGAACAGTCTGTAAAGCAACGAATTGCTTGTTCATTGTGTCGCTTAATTCAGTTTTTAAAGCTTCTACTGATTCAGTACTTGCTTTTTCTTCAATAGCTTTTTCAATAGCTAGTTTTGATGCTTCGTTGTACTCATTGTACAATCCTGCTTGTGCTTCTGCATCTAAGCTTGTGCTTCTGCATCTAATTTAGTGATGTCACTCACTTCTTTAGATACTAAAAATTCTTTAAAATTCATTTTAGTTTTGCCCTGTTAGGGGTCTTTGTTTGTTAATTACTATTTACTCATTAGTTCGTAAAAAGACGGCTTTTTATCGTTTTGAGTGTCTTTCAACGGCTCATTTTGAGTAAAAGTGTCAACATACTGTTTACAAATATTGTGAAAAATTTCTTTATTATCTATGTTTTTACCTAAATAATCGAACATTTTCTGTGCTTCGTCGATAGTTTTAAGGCTTTTATTGTTATCAAATATCCCTGTTAAGTCGTTTGAACCTTGCAAAACAGCACTAACTTCCTTGAGTTTAGCCTCTTGCACTGCAAAAAAGTACCCCTGTTGCTCGACTTTGTCGGCGTTTCCTATTTGCGGAAGGTATTTTCTATACAGTGCATAAGCTTCTTTGTCGTCTTGGTTATCAATAGCAAGATCAATCTTAACATAATACATTCCTACGCTATGTTGATTAATTTCGTGGTTCTTATACTCATTGAAAACGCTTTCATTCTTAGCCTTTGTAATTTCAGCATCTATAAGCAAAGCCATTGTATCAAGTGGTGAGTTATACCCGTAGTATAAAAACCGTCCTTCCTGCTCGTATGCTTTCAATGACTTACCAATCTTGGCCGTTACTTCAAATTTATGATCATGCAATAAGAACGGGTCTGCGTTTTCTTGTAGTGACTTCTTGAATACATTAGACAAATGAACGTCGTCATGGCTATCCATGTAGTTATAAGTATTCGCTATGATAGTACGATAAACAGCGTCGTCAGTGTCAAGAGGCAAATTCCTTTCCATTAAGGCTTTGTTAGGCTCGTCATCTTTTAGCTTGCCTAATATTGGGCTTAACACAGGGCTATCGGTAAACTTTACAGCCCCCTTTTTTAACAATAAAGCCTCTTCTTTGTCTCTTGTTACTTGCTTGATAGCTGAATTTCTTTTATCGCTCATTTTTTTACTAGTTTTTTGTCGTTTAAACTCTTCTTTTTATCGTCCAACATCTTTTTTATGTCGGTTAATGCTTTTCCTTTTATAGTTTTAATCTTCGTTTCCATCTTCTTCTGTTGTTGTTGGTGCTGTTTCTTCTACGGTTGTTTGTAATGCTTCTATACGTTCAGGGTCTAATTCAATATGATAGTCTTTACCTGACACCATGTTGATATGGTTCAAACAGCTCTTTTGAAATTGGTTTAAAAACAATTCAACGTTTGGCATTACTGCGCCAGTATAAAAAACCCTGTCAGCCTCAACGTAATTTGCATATTGTGAACTTTGATAGTCTCCAAACTTTTGGGAGGGTAGATTTAACGCTCTACACACTGAACGCAATTGAGGTAGTTGCATTTCAATTATTTTCATATCGTTTGCGCTAAGTCCTAACTGTGTAAACTCAGCAGCTCCTTCTATAATCTCAACACGGTTAAATTTCTTCGCTCCCCCTATAAGGTCTGCAAACACCTCTCTTGCGTGTTTAATTACGCTTTTAGTAAAGCCTACCATTCCAGCGTCACCTGTTGCCGCCTTTGGACTTATAAAGCCTGCAATACCTCTATTGTCAAGCAAAGCCCCCTCAGCTGTCGCTCTGTTGTTTGAAGCTTTTATAGTATTCCACACCGGCTGTAATGGGGTTAAGCCTGTTTGACCCTCTTCTATTCGTGAAGGGTCGTAATATTCTAACGTTATTAGCTCAGAAGGAAAGTATTTGTATTGTTTAACCCCGTCATTGAAGGTGTAAAAAGGTGCTGTTTCAAAATATCCGACCCTTTCTTGTGAAGGTGTAACGGCTTGAGTAGGTAACGGCCAAAGCTCTGTTGTTTCTAGTCCTATAGATTCAGACTCTTTTAAAGTATGTGATTTACCATGCAGAAATAAATTGATAAATATCTGGTATAAAGCCTCTGTTTTACCTTGCTTAGTGTTCCAGTTACCAAAGTACAGTTTATAAACGGGGTCATTAACATCGGTTACTTCGTTGTCACCATCCATTAAAACCGTAGGAAATACAGAACAAGCCCTCGCAAGTGTCGAAACACACGAATAAACCAACTCATTTCCTATAAACCCCTGTTTTACTATTTCTTCTGCTGATACCCTTTCAAAATTATAGCCGTTAATAACGTTCCAAAATTCGGGTGTTGTTGTTTTATTCGCAAATACATTCATATTTGTAAATCTAACATTTTTTTTTAACACATTTTTAATGTATAGTATTTTTCTACGTATCGCAAGCTGTCAATACAATGATTATGTTTGTCAACCGCCACCTCTCCTGTTTTGTCAGCCCATACATAATTCTCTAATTCGTTAATGAAATTAAGGCTTTCCTTTGTGATAACAAACTCCCAATCTTGCAGCCTTTTAAGACCTATTGAAACTTTGTCTTTGCTTAGCCCTATTATGTTGTAATCTTCGTCGGCCAGCTCGTTTATCTTGGTAGGGTCTGCGCAATCAGCCAATATCAAGTTGTCCTTGTCAGGTATTAAAGCTTCCATTAATTCAAGTCTTAAATCAAACTTGACTTTGCTTCTGTAAATTAGTTCGTGCAAGTAAATCTTTTTAGCTTTAGAATCAAAAGCAACCTTTATGAGTACAAATGGATCAGTCCAACCAAAGTCCATTCCATACATATAATCTATGTTTTCATCAAACTCACCTATCGACCAATTGTTAAACACAGCACCCTCAACAACTCCCTTCTTTCCTAAGCCATACACACGCCACCAGTTAAACCAATGGCCTTGTATGTCTCTACTAACTTCGTCGTCATGCTTTTTTTTACCCTCTTCAAATTCTGTTATTTGTGATTGTGTTAAGTTGTCTAAGTTATCTAAAAACGTACTGTTCAAAGTTATCGCGTTGTCTCTACTGCTTACTCCTTCCGTATCTACCCAAAACTCAACACTAGGGTTATAATCAATAAAAACCGTTTCAGTGGTTCTTTGTATAAGCTGGTGGACAACTTTCCACTTCATGTTATTAGCTTCATTGATAAATAGTATGTCTTTTTGCCCTCCTAAAGCCTTTCCAACCCTATCAATGCCAATGAATTTAATAATACTATTACCTATTGTGAATGTATAAGGGTTTTTTAGTCGTACCTCTTCTAAGTCTTCACCTTCGTTTTGTATAATATCTTCAAAATCAGTTATTGCGCCATCCCTTAAATGTGGTGTGCTGTACGATACAACATGAATAATACGCTTTTTAGTGCTGTTTTTTGCTATGATGTAAAGGAGTTGTAAGGTTGAATAGGTCTTGCTTGATCTTGAGCCACCTGAGTTAATAATGAAACGGTACTTGTCTTTGTACGCGTTCATTGTTTTATTGAAGGTGTTGCTTAATCGCATTATCAATCTTGACTGTTTATAATTGGAAAGCTATTTTTATATTTTTCTAACAAAGCAGCACTAAATTCATCGCTACAAATCAAAAACAAAACAGCAAACAAAGGGAACAGCAACAAAAGATAAACAATAATAATTAAAGGTATAATTAACAAAGCTAAAGAACTTAATAGCATTGATATTCTAAAAACTATCTTTTTCATAGGCTACCTTTTACCAGTTAAAACTCTGCCAGCCTTGCCAATCATATTAAATGATTCAACCAGTTTATAAATAGATACACCACCGCCAACAGTTAAGAGCACAACGCCAAACCCGTTAGGAATGATACGACCCTTTGCAGTAGCTAACAAAGTACCACCGAGCACCGAAGTTGTTGTAAGTACTATTAAGCCGTTTATCCTGCTTCTTCTTGCCTCTAACAGTAGATTGCCGGCTGCGTGTTGGTTAGCTTGTATTGTGTTGATTTGTTCTTGTACGTCGATTACAACGCTTTGACTGCTTGCGCTTAGTGTTAAAGCTGTTAGTAGTGTTAATAGTGTTTTTTTCATGGTTTTTAATTTAATTAGTTAATATAAAAAACTCTCCAACGTCCTCCAAGTACGGAGTAGGGCTGTTGGACTCTCAGGACTGAAACCCCTCAAACAAGCAACACTTTTATAGCACCGATACCTAATCTCAAAGCTAACACTCTTGGAAGTGTTGTGATTGATGACTTACACATCTAAGATTTTACCAACTTCCGCACAATCTTTTCAGACAGGAAGTTCTTTGGCGACAATATCACTTGCTCATCCTTTAGCGTTGGAGAGTTTACCAAATGTACAACAAAGTATAACACTAAACAAATTAAATCTTCTTATCCCATGTAAAAAGTTTATAAGATACCCATGAAACAGCAAGAAAAACCAAGCCTAACCAACTGAAAGAGCCTATAAACAACGAAGCTAATACATTCCCTATTGTTTTACTACCTAGTACGCCACGTGCAAAGAAGTAAGACGCTATGCAGCCGATAAAGTATACTAGTACTACAATCATTTTTGCTTGTTTTGTATTTCTTCAAGCTTCATTTGCCATTTGCTTTTGCTGGTGCTGTTTGTTTGTTTTATTTCTTCTTTAGTTGCAAATATATCAACCTTTTCTTGCATGAAGTATCTAGCTATTAACATTATCCAACCGAAGCCAAAGAATATTATTGCAACAGTCCAAAGCCATTCTGGGGCATTATAATAATCTAATAGTAAATAACAGAGTGCGGTGTTCCAGTGTGGGAACCGTGTTGGCCAGTTGTTGTTGGTGATTACTTTGAATTTTTTCATGTGGTTTTGTTTTGGTTATTTGCTTTCATCCTTTAAGTCATTAATAAAGTCACTGGTTTGTTTGGCTTCTTTTTCACTGCCTACAATGAACTCCGTTTTGATCTTATCGCCGCCTGTTGTATGGTCGTTTTGTATGCGATCAGTCCAGCCGTGGTTGCTTTTTAAGTTCATGATACCAGCAGCAGTATTAATGTTTTCGTTTTTAATGTTCGAAAAACAATTGGTTTCGCAGTTCCTTTTAATTTGCCTTTTATACTTCTTTAAGTGTGGGAATTTATCAACTAAATAATCAAATACATCTATGTATGTATCTAGTTTTTTCGCTACCTCACCAATAAAATCAAAGGTTTCTTTTTTAGATAGTTCAACTGCATCGGCCATTAATTTAGTTGCCTTTTCTTCTGTCCACTTTTCGGCATTAGTGTTGCCCTCCAACCTTTCGCTTATCTTTTCATTCTTTGTCATAGAGTAAATATACAAAATTATCTACAAACAAAAAGACTCAGTAGGTGCAACTACTGAGTCTTTCAATTAAATCTATTTCAATATGACCATCAAAACAAATCACATCTAGTCAAAGATAAATAAATATTAAACACAAACAAATTAATTAGCTTCTGCGTTCTCATTAATAGCAAAAAACCCGTCAAACTTAAAGATCAAACAACAATCTTCTAACTGTTCTAATATTTGTAGTGCTCTGTATTGGCTTATTTTTAATTCATTGCCCAGCTCCATTGGTGTAAATGTGTTTTTATCATAAGCGAATCCAATCGCGTGCGCTAATAAGTCTTTATCTAACATAGTTCAAGTTAATAATTTTAGATTAATTTTTTTTAATTACAATAAAGTTTTCCCACACTCTTTACACACGCATTTATTAAAATAATGAAAAAGCGGCTCTGTTGTTTTTAGCTGCTTCTTAATCCTACCAACCATTTTATCAATAGCATTACGGGAAACATTCATTTCATGAGCTATCTCTTTAATCATTAAGCCCTTATTAGTTAGTTCAATTAGTTGTTGTTGTTTTGGTGTCATTGGTTTGGTTTATTTGTTCAATACTTCTTTTTTATACGCTTCAATTAGTTTATCCCCTACATAGTGTTTATTGTCTCCTGTAGTGTACCATGTTAGGAAGTCTTTTTGTGCTTGTTGGTAGCCTTTTATAAATGCTTTTCTATAGTTGTCAGTTGGTCGTTCACTCTGTACCGTACCTATACCTTCCTCGTTACTATAAGGATATTGCTTTTCCGCTAACTTTTCAATTTCTTCCTTTCTCATCACTTATTGTTTATTGGTTAATCTATTATCTTGTTTTACTTTGTCTATATTAAGTGCTACAATTTGATAAAGTTTTTTGTATTTTAACGTTTCAAGGTATCTTTTAGCGTCCTTTTTTCTAAAGAATATTATACCCGTGTGAAACCAGTCGTCACTCTTTACATGTCTCACTTCCCAAAGTATATTACTAGCTATTGTAGCTCCTGAACTTTTAATTGTGTAAGCTTTCATCACTTATTGTTTTTTGGTTAATACTCCTCGTTTGCTCACATCAATATAATCTTTACATTCTGATATGCTACCTTTAAAAACCTCCTCTTGTTTTTCTTCTTGTAAGAATCTTAAATCAGCATGAGTTATTCTAATAACTCTAAAAATATTATCCTTGTGAAATTCTATTCTATATTCCATCACTTTTGTTTATTCGTTAATAACTCTTCTAATTCATCCCATACGAAGTCTACACAGTCACTCTTACGCCTACGCTCATTGTCC